AACGCAGATCACAGTCATTGTCATTTGCTACATGGTTACAGTCTAGCATTTACATTTACATTTGGATGTGACGAGTTAGATGACAAAAACTGGGCAGTGGACTTTGGTGGACTCAAACCACTCAAGGCCTGGTTGGAGGATCAGTTTGATCATAAATTGGCATTGGACAAACGAGATCCATATCTTGCCAAATTCCAAGAATTAGAGGAACTGGGCCTAGCCGAAATTAGAATATTCAATGGTGTGGGTGCAGAGAAGTTTGCCGAACATGCATTTTATTTTGCCGATCAGTTGATTAGAAAACATACTAACAATCGTTGTTATTGTGTACGAGTAGAATGTGCAGAACATGGAGCCAACAGTGCAATATACGAAGGTTAACGAAATATTAGACATACTACAAGAAGAGTGTGCCGAGGTGATACAAAGCATCAGCAAGTGCAAACGTTTTGGTATGGAGAATGTGTACATCAAAGAGTCAGGCACACAACGTGAACACTTAGTGAAAGAAATTGGTGATGTTGTGGCCATGATTGAACTATTAGAACAACACGGAGTTGTTACACAGGAAGAAATAACAGCGGCAAAACAAAACAAATTCAACAAATTACGAAAGTGGAGTACAATATTCGATGAGCAAGATTAAAATAGCAGAGTTGTTTTACTCGATTCAAGGTGAAGGCAAATACATGGGAGTACCCAGTGTATTCCTTAGAACTTTTGGCTGTAACTTTAAATGTGCTGGCTTTGGTATGCCCAGAGGCGAGTCAAGCACAGAAGCAGATGAACTTGCTGCAGTACATGAATTGTATCCTTATCCACGATATGAAAGTTTGCCATTGGTGTCAACCGGCTGTGACAGTTATGCGTCGTGGCATCCAGACTTTAAACATCTCAGTCCCATGCTCTCCACAGATGCCATTGTGGAGCGTATCATGGAGATATTACCAGAGAATAGATGGCTGTGGGAACATCTTGTGATTACTGGAGGCGAACCCTTGTTGGGTTGGCAACGTGCCTATGCAGACCTGTTGGATCATCCTGATATGGCCATGCTGAAAGAGATCACATTTGAAACCAATGGTACGCAAAAGTTAGATCCTGAATTCAAGGAATACTTGAAAAAGTGGAAGAAGAATAAAAATTGCTATCCCACTGATAGAGAAGTCACATTCAGTGTCAGTGCCAAACTTCCTGGATCGGGCGAGCGTTGGGAAGATGCTATACTTCCAAAAATAGTAAGCGAATATCGAGACGTGGGCGATGTGTATCTTAAATTTGTAATTGCCACAGAACAGGATCTTGAGGATGCACTGCGGGCTCGGGATGAATATTGGACTAGTTTGGTATGCGTACCTGTGTACTTGATGCCAGTGGGCGGAGTAGAAAGTGTGTATGCACTAAACAATCGCCGTGTGGCCGAGATGGCCATGCGACACGGTTTGAGATACAGTGACCGACTTCAAGTTCCGCTTTTTAAGAACGAGTGGGGCACCTAATGCCTATACCTAAATTCAACTACTACTCTGTTGACAGCATAGGGAATCCTGTTTATGGAGATGACCTATTTCGAAAAAAAGCTGAGTGGCGGTTGCGATACCTATGGTGGCCTCGTCGGTGTGACATAAGTGGACGACTGATGTGGTTGGAAACAGCTTATCAGGGTGTGCTGATTGTTAGAGGTCCAGATTATTTTACTAGGTATCACAGCACAGTAGAACATTTAATATGGTTGTTGAAAGATTAACGAGTATGATGTCATTTTTTAAAAAAATAGCCGGAATATTTGGATATGTAACTGATGAAGATTATGCACAATTGGTATTGGACATCAGGGAAAGATTAGAACAGTATAACGCACATGCTGTAGAAGAGGCCGAGAAACATGAATATGTGCCTGCGATATTTGATTCCTGGCAAATTGATCAAATTTGCGAGTATGAGTTACGCTTGTACCCGGACTGGTCCATGGATTTGATAGCCAAGGTGGAAGAGGAAAACCAAGGAAGACGCAGGCTTGCTGACCTGAACCACTGTAATCCTTATTCGTTAAAAAATGAGTATGAGATACAGAATTTAAAAGGATAATAAAATGGGAATATTTGATAGATTTAAAAAAGCAACTCCAGAGGTTGCACCTGAGCTGACACCAACGCCCGAGCCCAAGCCTAAACAGCCCAGGCCTAAACAACCCAAAGCCGCAACAAAAAAAACTGCAGATGCCGATGATGGATTAGACACATGGGCACGTTTGGGCAACATGTCGCCCAAGGACACAGCCACACTCAAAGGCGAGCCTTGGGTCAGTGTGGTCAAAGTGGACTTGGATCCAGACAACATTGGCAACGGTGCATTTGAACTGGATTGGAACGAAAAGTTTATTGTCAACTTGGTTAGACAAGGTTATCAAAGCAAACCCGGCGAAGAAGATTCTGTGATAGTGGATCGCTGGTTCCAGGATGTATGCCGTAACATTGTACAAGAGAATTACGAACAGTGGGAAGCCAATCAACCCCTTGAAGCTAGACCAAGAGTGCTGGATCGGAAGGATCTAGGCGACGGCAAAACCGAGATCAGTTGATGAAGTCAGGTAAATCATCAGGAGCAGAATCGTTCGACAGTGATGGCAATCCGGAATTGGTCTTTAGATATTGGGTATTGCCCGACAAACCCATGATGAGTGACCAAACGGAATGGGCCAGCGGAGTTCGTACTTGGAGATGGGACAAGGCCGCGACTCAACGACAAACTGAACAGATATGTGTATATCTCAAGGAAACCTGCGAGGGAGCATGGCAGGAGTCCCGTTATCGCTTTTACTTTGAACTGGAACAGGACTGGGAAATGTTCAAAACCATGTGCATGATAGGTTGGCAATGATCGTTTACGTCAACGGTGACAGTCATAGTGCCGGTGCCGAAGCAGTAAACAACTATTGTTTTGCCAATGACGATCCACTATACTGGGCCTTGGCTCGTAGGCCTCATCCTGACAATGAACGGGCAAGTTACGGTTGTCACATAGCCAATCAGTTGGGTGCCGTGTTGCACTGTGATGCCGAAAGTGCTGCCAGCAACAGTAGAATAATAAGAACCACTGGGCAATATCTAAAAAATAATCCCAAACCCGATCTAGTCATCATTGGTTGGAGCACATGGGAACGTGAAGAGTGGTTTTATGATGATGTATGGTGGCAAATAAATGCTGCGGGTGAAGGTGAAGATTGGCCTCAGCAGATAAAAGAACAGTATCGCAAATGGGTAACAGAATTCCAATGGCAACCCACCATGAATCGCTCGCATCAGTACATTTACAATTTTCATCAAGAGTTAGAACGCTTGGGCGTAAATCATTTTTTCTTCACTAGTTACGAACCCTGGACCGGTGTCAAACAGTTTGATTGGAATGGCCGCTACTTGGCTCCGTATGACCCCAATTTCACGTACTACAACTGGTGTAAGAATAATGGGTTTGCCACAGTGGCTCCTGACAGTTACCATTTTGGTGCAGCAGCACACCAAGCCTGGGCTGAATTTTTATATTCCAATATGATATTAAAGTTATTGACCACTAAATAGTTATATGCTATTATTACTGTATGACAAAATATCTAATAGTTGACACAGCAAATACATTCTTTCGTGCTAGACACTCGGCCCATAGACAAACAGACACTTGGGACAGATTGGGCTTTGCTATACATGTTACCTTGGGCAGTGTAAATAAGGCCTTTAGAGATCAACGGGCCGACCATGTGGTGTTCTGTTTGGAAGGTAGATCGTGGCGCAAGGACTACTACGAACCATATAAAAAGAATCGCTCGGTGGCACGTGCGGCCTTGACCGAATCCGAAGCCGAAGAGGATAGATTGTTTTGGGAAGCATTTGATGAACTTAAAACTTTCCTAGCAGAGAAAACCAACTGCACAGTGCTACAACATGAGAATTTAGAAGCCGATGATCTCATTGCCGGATGGATACAAAGTCACCCCCAAGACGAGCATGTCATAGTCAGCAGTGACACAGATTTTTATCAACTGTTGCGTGAAAACGTACAACAATACAACGGGATAGCAGATGAGCTACACACTATTACGGGCATATTTGACAAAAAGGGTTCCCCAGTCAAAGATAAAAAAACTAAAGCAAACCGATCCATACCTGATCCAAGTTGGATCCTTTTTGAAAAATGTATGCGAGGCGACCCCACAGACAACGTATTCAGTGCGTACCCTGGCGTCAGGACAGTTGGAAGTAAGAATAAAGTTGGACTCAAAGAAGCCTACGAAGACCGGGATAAAAAAGGGTTCGCGTGGAACAACTTGATGCTGAGTCGCTGGACTGACCACAATGGAGAAGAACACAGAGTGTTGGATGATTACCAACGCAATGTCACACTAGTGGATCTTTCTGCACAGCCCGATGATGTCAAGGCAAAAATAACAGAAACCATAGCCACCAATGCGGTGCCCAAAGCAGTGAGCCAGATTGGTACACTGTTTTTGAAGTTTTGTGGCAAGTATGATTTAAAAAGAATCAGCGAGCAAGCCGCCGGTTACGTGGAATTTTTATCAAGGAGTTATCCCAAATGATTAGAAAAATTTGGTCAGCAATAATGAAGTGGGGTTGGGATTACCATCGTGACTACGAGCGAGAAGTGATATACCATACAAAAGCGGGTAGAAATCATGCTCACGTCGAAGTTGAAGGTTTGACATTTAATGTTATGCCGGCACAGGGCGGAACTGTTGTGCAGATTCGCAGTTACAATCGCAAAGCAGATCAAGATAACTTGTTCACACATGTTATTCCCGAGGGCGAAGACATCACCACTGCCATTGGACACATTGTCAGCATGGAGTTATTGAAGTCATGATTAGAAGCTTGACCGGAAACCAGGGAATCAGTGTAACCAATGGTAATAACAACCTACCGTACATTACCCCAAACAGCAACAATCCTACACAGGGCATGCTACGTATCTGTGGTAATGATATACAGGCGTTTGATAGCGGTAGTTGGATATCGTTGCCCGCTGGCTATACCACAGTGCAACTGAGCGATGAAGTCATGTCTGCATTGAAATGGGCATTGGACAAGTCAAAGGAAGAATATCGTATGGAACAGTTGGCCAAAGAAAATGTCACAGTGGCCGCGGCCGTGGCTCAAGTAAAACATGCTGAAGAACAACTCAAACTAGTGCTACTGCTTACGGATCCTATATGATTTTTGCAAATTTGCGAGTACAGTTATTGAATTGGTTAGCGGCTCCCAGTCGTACTAGGTTTGTGAACGCACAGGAAAAGGAAAATGACATGGCAGTGGGAAATTATCAAATACACACAACAAACAACACCGGGTACACTCTTGGTGTCAATACCGGCAACTCTCATGCACCACAACCAGTGGACCTTAAGAATGGTATAAACCTCACTGTGACCCCGGCCTCGGGCGGATGGATTGTGCAAATCAATCGCATATATCAAGACCCACAGTTGTACATTGTGCCCGAAGAGCAGGATCTAGGTGTGGAACTGGGCAAAATAATCACCATGAGTTGTTTGAAAAAATAACATGAACACCACACTGAGCTTGCTACTAGTATTATTCACCAAACATTTTGTTGTGGACTTTTTGTTGCAACGGCCTTACCAATACTTAAACAAAGGTACATATGGTCACCCGGGTGGTGTGTTACATGCTGGCCTACATGGCACAGCTACAATGCTATGCCTGGCCTTGTTTGGGTATAGTATGGAGTTGGCGATGATACTGGGCTTATTGGACACTGTACTACATTATCACATTGATTGGGCCAAGGTCAACATCAATCGTCACTACGGTTGGACAGCAACAACACATGAAGAATTTTGGTGGTTGATGGGCTTGGACCAATTGCTACACACACTGACTTACATATTAATAATAGGATTACTGACATGACTGAAACCATAGCAAAAACTGTAGTAAAAAATAAATTCTGGATTGTAGAGGCATCGGGAGAAAAGATTGCTACAATACAGGCCATTGACGAAGGCGGAGTTGCCTATGTTCGCAATGAACAGCGTGAAGTATTTCCCTCTATCAAACTGTTGAGCAAGAAATACAATATTGAATTTGTCAAAACAGAAAAGCCGCGAAGTGCCGAAGGTAAAGTCTATGAAATTTATGGTTATCC